AGCTTAGTCGTTCCTACACGTGTAGGCGATATTGGGCTAAGTTCCCCTTCCAGCGGTTTCACACCACTGCTAAGGGGGATCAAGTACAGTGTTCTTATGGTACTGGACTTGTCTCTACTGTCTACCTTTTAAAGTAGACAGTAGTTCTTCGATTTTGCCTTGTTCCCAAGGCGATTTGAGAATCTTCTGGATGAATGTCGGTTCAAACATTCGTACAGATAAGTGTCTTGCAACTACATTAGTGAAGTGCAAGATAACTTTCGTAAGGGGGTCTCCCATTAGGACACCTCTTTGCGTGTTCACAGAGTAGAGATTTTCTTCTCCGTGGACTTCCGTACCTATACCGAGATTACCGGTAAAGTATACGGTTCGAGTCTTGAATGCGACTTCGCAGACAAGATTACGTAATACCCGTGGAATTCCGCATTTTAGCATCCATTGGTATCCTATTACCTTCGCAATTTTATGCGAAAGGTAATCGGTTGCGTTTTCGTAGTCAGTACTGACTGCGAGAACGTTCTTAAATTCCGTTTTCCTCAAGATACAGGAATTTAAATGTTGATCTTCGACATTATCTATGTTGAAGACAACTCCCTTTAAAGGAAGTATTTCAAACTCTTTAAAGGTATTCCAAGTGTGGTTGGATTTTCCCATTCCACTTTTGGAGCTGTTGAACCCACGTTCAAGTGGGATCGCACAGATCTTGTTAACGACGTCTAAGACAATCTTTAAACAAGCGCGGGCCTTGGTAATAGCTCTATTTTTACCAGGCTCGTCTACCACCACCAGAGAAGCTTTGCTTCTTTCTGATGGAGGCATACGCAATACCTCTTCCAAGCATCGGAAGAAGATATACGTTCCAGGTGATATGGAAACATCTAGTTTTCCCTCCACCTTGCCAGTGTTAAGGTCAATGTTAAGTGCCCTTACGCCGGTTTCCCTTCCCATTACAATATCTTGTATTGCATGAAGGGTACCCTCATCTTGCCGCGTATATTCGTAGCAAGCTGATGATGTCACGGAGATACCTGCTTTTGTAGATAACCCTGTGAAAATGTGGTCAGGTAAGTTTTGGAGGATTTCCCCCATTGCCACATTAACCAAACTTAATTGAGAATTCTCAATTTGGTCTGGTGTAGTTACGGTTTTCAAGAATTTTATCTTGGCCTGTAACTTATCTAACGGCGGTGGCTTGCCCGCACACCTCGTTTGACATAGTGTACCGTGAAGGAAAGCTTTCCTCATGGTATCACTATTTCTCGTATACTCTCGGTAGAGAGGTAAGAGAAATCGTAACCACCTTGCTTGTTTCACAAACAAAGGTTGTTTACCAAGGTCTTCGATCCGGTTTCGGCCGGCGAATTCCTTAAAGTATTTCCTGGCCTTTTTCAGGTCAGAAAATCTACTTGATAGGCTCCTACCAAATTTGGTTAGTTGCCCATCCAAAAACTCATCTGATATTAATTCATAAATGAGTTTTAATAGGAATAAGTCATACTTCTGGTATGTCCACTCCTCATGGGGATAACAGCAGAATCTCTGCATGAAAACCCCGTCCACAGTCTTCAACAGTTCCATAAACCGAGAAGACCGTCTTTGTCTATTGCTTACCCTATCAGGAGCATAGACACTATCTCGGAACGAGGTTGTCCACCTCGGATCCGGGTCACCGTTAAAGAAAGCCGTTAAGACTTTCTTTAACATACGTCCCGTCCTTCGAATCCTCTTAGGGCGGTCCGGAAGGGGAAGGCTTTCTTCGGCCTTCTCCTGTTTACATAGTTCATTGAGTGCGAAGCCCCAATGTGTATGCTTGAATAGAAAGTCTAATTGGACTTTCGTATTCTTTATGTCCTGGAACCTGATAGGGTTCTTTGGACATTCTGATCCGTGTTT